CGGTCCAGTGCTCACTCATGGAGATAGCCATGTACGCAATGAATCCAGCCCATAACAATAACCAATACCAAGAATTGCAACCTACCCATATCTGGGAGAAGATTAAAGACATAGCAGCACCGATACAATGGGCGGTTTTCTGGCTTCCTTTGAAATTGGGAGATACACCCAATACAATCATCCCGACAACCGAAAGGAATACAAGAAACTGGCTGTTTTCCGTACTTGCTTCAAATGCTGCCGGAAGAAGCAATGCACCGGAGCCGATCATGCACAAACCGAACCAAAACTTATGCGTCAGGGCATAGTAGGTGTCACTGATAGAGTAAGGAATTTCCTCCATCTTTTTAATCATTGCAAAGACGTAGCCGGCAATGAGGATGAACGACATTAATACTAGTAGAATCATAGCTTTATCTGTTTATAGTTTATAATACAAAATTGAGTTTCTCCGGATAACCGGTTTTATAATTATAGTAATTAACCTCTTCTTTGCTAAGCAAATTTTTCACGGCTGCAATATGAGCCTGTGTAGTATTGTAGCAATCAAGAGCGTATAATTCTAATTGGTCAAGCATATTTAAAGCGTCATTTACGGGAATTACATACTTCTCCGCATTGTACCACAAAGTAGTATATACCCGGCCCGCTTCTTTTTCTATGTTTATTGAGTTGACTAATCCTACACGGGTGTCTTTATCCAGCCATATTTGTTTTCCGTCCAGCGTCAAGGAGTTTACAGCATCCGACTTGTCGTAAGCGTTGATCTCTGCGATCTTTATCTCTTTCAATTCATCAATGGTGTACTCATGCTCAACCAATACCGGGTAACCGCTTTCGTTCTCCTTGATTTCTTTTCCGGATGATTGACCGTCAAGCAATTCCTGCCAGTACTCCACCGATATTTCTACTGCTCCTTCTTGTGGTTTATCATAGAAACCATTTTTCCAATATATTTTTCCCATAATATTACCTCCTTATTTCCATCTACCAATTGCAAACCATGTAAAATTCCAGCTAGTCCAAACAATAGCCGGAGTTGAATTTATTCCACGGGTGAGAACTCTACAATATGATGTATATTTACCATTAAGGTCATACCCCGGAGCATATATAAAAGATTCACCTGTATTATTTACTGCTCCAGTGAAATAAATGTTATAATCAGTATTATAGAAACTGGTAGGAAAATACAGATTAATTGCCCCCCCGGTTGCTCCGACTCTTGTCCCCCACTGTATCAAAAGCCCATTATTGAACTTGGCATAACCATTTGCTCCCAAAGAAACCGTCATGGCGTTGGAAAGGTCGGCTTTAGCCAAGTTGGGTATCATTGCCAATAGTTCTTCAATCCTAGCTCCCGAATATTGACTGTTATAATCACTCATAGAACTTACTCTTTATAACGTTAAACGTACTACCGTCAGACAGTAGAAACCGTCCTTCGGTCACTGCAAATGCCTGTCTTTTCCCTTCTTGAGATACCGTAGTAGAAACGGAAACCGGATTATTGCCCTTAGTAGTCGAGAACACGACAGTTTGTTGCCTGTCCAATCCTTCATTGGCAACATCGCTCATTACGCTTGCGACTCCATTAGAGCCGGGCGTAATGACAATGCTTCCTTCTCCTTCCTTCCAAGGTACAAGTATATCCATTATGCGGCAGTCCAAGAAGTGTTAGACGTAACAGTAACGGAAACAGCTGAACCGTTTTGAGGAATTGTAATTTCTGTTGGGGAAACGGATAGTTTTGCGTCTCCTGCTGCCTGTTTGATTGCAATCTGTACAGCCTGACCACCGTTTGCGGTTACTTTTAATGTTCTTACAACTTCTTCAATAGTTTCATTTGCTGGGAATTCAAGTTCTATGGAGAATGGGAACTCTGCTGTAGCACCTGGGTCACCTGTGATGCTAGCCGCATTATCTGTCTGTGTCCCATTCGCACTATATTTCGCTGGAATGGAAACATCTGATACGCTACCCGCCCATGCAAAGGTCAGCTTTTGAGAATTAGTCTTACCTTCAACTGTGACAGTCCCGGCAGCTTTGGGCGCTGACATTTCCGCTCCGTTATCAAAAGATGCAAACTCGGATTTAGGAGTTTGAGTTACTTTATAAGTTGCAGGAGTAGATACTCCGACACCCGTTATTGTCACCGTACCGGTTCTAGCTGTACGACCTGTATGAGCACTTGCACTGTTTGCAATTGTCCCATTTCCGCTTCCAGTTGAAGGGTTTAAATTTAACCAACTAGGCTTTGCCATAATTCAAATCATTAAGTAATTAAACAATAAAATTTTATTCTTTTGTTGCTGTGGTCCATACTACATTTGACAATACATCTACGTTATCTTCAAAGTTATTGGAGGGCATCAACCAGATGTAATCAGGCTCTACTCTCAAATAAGCATCTTTGCCAACGTCACAGACAATCCCTACCGACACTTTAATTGAACGGCTGGGATTTACAGAGACATTTATCCCAGACAAAGGAGATGTGCCCACCTTTATTCCTTTCGAGGCTTCTATGTTAACCCGTATGCATCCCATATTATACAATTCTTATTCCGGTTGCCGACTTGTCTACCTCCGGTCTTATTCCTCCTTCATAATCAGTGTCAGGAAGATAAGCCGTGGTTTCTATCCAAATTTCTCCCCTCCCTATGATGTTGGTATCAAGGAAACAAGTATAGCTGTTCTTATCATTACGTACCATTTCCGACTTCTTGATCGTCTGGGAATTGAGAGTTACAGAGAACTTGCATTCGAAATCTATGTCATCCATTGTCAAGCCCGAAGGTAGTTCAATAGATACTGCTAATTTTATGATCGTTCCTTTTGCTACCATTGTTTTCAACTTATTTATTCTTCTTGTGATAGAGCATTGCTGACAGCTATTCGATCAATGACACGAGTAAATAACTGCGTATACTTTTTTAGAGATTTTGCTTGTTCAGGAGATATATCTACTTCTCCTTTCCGGTATATATCTTGTGCAAGATTAAATTCTCCAAGATCACCTGTATTTTGATAAATCGCATTTCCGAATGCTTTAGATACATCGACGGTACTCTTGTTCCCTTCGAGATCGGTTAATTCTATTTTTCGAAAGTCTATTTTCATAATTATTTTGGAAGAAATAAATTATTCACAATATATGGAGCAACACTTGTTTGAATTTCTGCTGTGATAAAAGTTTTAAATCCCCAAGCTTCAATACTATAAGTTTGAGAATTAAGATGGTTGTATATTACCCTTTTGGGATAATTTGAGTTATTAACAACTGTAATTTCTTTATACATTGCGGATTCGCATATTCGTAGTACGCTATCCCCGCTACCTTCCATAACAACACAGTCAATTGGTCGACCTGATTCAGGATATTTATGTTCTGAAGTATCAGTGCCATATCCATATACATGCACATAAAAATTAGCACTGTAGCCAGCAGAAACTGTTATTTTAGTCATCTTGTAATGCCCGAATTCGCCACGGCACCAGATGTCAGAAGCGTAAAATCTCCAAGAACGCTTTTCGGTTTCATTGTAGCCCTGTTGATACAAATCACCAGAAATCCAAGTTTTTGAAAAATCAATATTAAGCGAAGATGAAACATTACCTCCAGACCCATCAGAGTTAAAAGAAATCTTACCTTGTATGTTACCTTCATTATCAACAGCTTGCAATTCCTTAAAGGTTCCCGTTGCCCCCTTTAATTTTTTTACTTCCAAAGTATCAACATTAATAAAATCGGTTATTATCTTTCCCGCCTCTATGAATGTCTTTCCGCCTACGGTTATTCCACCGGTTTCTGGAAGAGACAGCTTTCCGTCAGATGTTAGCTCGACACCTGTAACATTATGCTTAATAGAGCCTTCGGTCATTATCCAGCCCTTCGTTTTATCTAAGTTTCCAACAAATATTCCGGAAGAACCGAGAACATCAATCGTCGCATTTTGAGCAAGAAGGACGTTTGTTGCCACGTTCTCGAACTCGCTGAACTCTTCCCACTTCGTTGAGTCAAAAGAGGAAGTAGACGTATGCGTGATCTTACAACGTTTGTTCTGACCGTCATAGATTACTGTATCTATGAATGTCTCATTGTTATAATACTCGGTATTGGCTTTCCATACTCCACGGGGACGGAGCATTGCACCGGGTAACCCTGTTTTTCCTTGGCTTCCAGTGATGCAAGCCGGATCGCTTTCCCATGTCGAACCATTCGTATAAGTTACCTTTGTTTTAGTCCATAGGTACTTACCATCCTCCCATTTGGGAGACGTTGTAGACCATGCTCCGCCTTCCAATGATGAAGAAGAGATTGAAAGGTAAAACAAAACATCAACGGCACTTATCCCTACGCCATCGTTTCCGCTTGGTCCCTTTCCACCTGTTACACATACCGGATCTGTCTCTGTATATGTATTGTTAGTGTAGGTGATAACTACACGTGTCCAGATGTATTTGCCATCCTGCCATGCCGGAACAGAAGTCTGCCACGATCCACCGGTAGGCGTGCTGTATGATGTAGACAGGTAATATTGTTCGGCAACACTCTTGACTCCGATCCCAGTTTCACCCGTGGAACCGGTAGAGCAGATAGGGTTAGTGGTTGTTGATGTGCTGTCTGTATATGTTATTACTGATCTAGTCCAAATATATTTCCCATTTTCCCATGTCGGAGGCGTTGTGCTCCATGAACCACCAACCAAAGAATTAGAAGAAGTAGACAGATAATACTCTTCGACAATGCTTGATATTCCCCTACCATCATCCCCTGTATTACCTTTACCTCCGGTGATACAAGCGGGATTGGTTTCAATAGATGAACCGTCTGTATATACCACTTTGGTTTTGCTCCAAATGTATTTCCCATCTACCCAAGTTGGTGAGTTTGTAGACCATGAACCACCGGAAAGGGAGGTTGAAGAACTGGATAGGTAATAAAGGACATCAACGCTCTGTACGCCTTTACCGTCTTTTCCATCCTGTCCATCTTGCCCATCTTCCCCTTTAGAAATAACCTTCAACCAGTCAGTAGAAGAATCTGACGGCTCCTGCGTAGTCGTAGATTCAATGCAAATCCATGTGCTTCCGTTGTGGGTTACTTCGTCATAATACCAATACGTTCCGGATTTCCATTCACCCTTAAAAACCGGAACCGGTACTTCCGTCACACCGTCATTTGAAATCTGCTTGATCGTACCGGTCATGTAGATTCTGTTAAGATATGCACTATGTCCGGTCATATCCATTCCAAACAGTTTCAGGTTAGACAGGTCTCCCAACTGCATGGCAATCATATCCTTTGTGATCTCCCAGTTGTTTACACCTTTAAGGAAACGGATATAATTCTGCGTGGAATAGCTGGACTTCTGGCGTTCTGCATTGGTGAAGTTACCATAGCAAACAAAGTGCATAGCCTTTTGAGGATGGTAAGTATATCCGCTACGGAGAACGTATTTAAAAGAACCATTATCCAGCTTTTCGGTGATCCGGAAATAGGTTGTCTGAAAGCCTGTGTCATTGTTGAAGTTAGCCTTGCAAATATCATCCACTTCAACAGCTGCAACCTCGCCCGGTTCAAGCTTCAGGTAAACGATGCTGTTCTCTTCGTCCACTGATTCGATTATACCGCCTCCGGGTGCGTTCCATTCCTCACCCATGATAACTGATACCCGGTTATATCGCAATTCCGGCACTTCAAGGAAATCACGTAGGCGCAACGACTTCGCATCTATATCACCGGCTGGCGTTATCAGCCAGCCAAGTAAGTTCTGAACATATTCTTCAGATGAAATTTCTTTGGAGAAAGTTGCATATTCAGCTATTATTTTTTGAATAACAGCCTTTGTTTTAACGTCAATACCAGCAAGGAAAGTTATATTTCCTTTAGCTTCATCGTTTTTTATTTTACTGATATATTTACCGTCAGACTCTTCTCCTGTATTTATAGGAGATAGTTTATAATGCTTTCTTCCATCCGTGTCTGGAATTTCAGTATCTATCAGTAATTTATATATTCCTCCGTCTACTTCTACGGAAATAATCTGTCCCGGATAAGGAAAATATTCTTCAGCATCTGTATTACGAGCGTAAGATGTAGCATCCTCCAAAGTTTTGAAAGTTGCAGTAGAATCAATAGGTCTTCCTGTTGTTCTTTTATATTGTAATGCAAAACTACTTCCGTTTATTTTTACCATAGTCGTTATGCTGTTTTAAAAGTAAACGTATCAGCATCATTCAATCCCGGTGTTTGAACGATCCACATTTTATAATTAATAGCGGCACTTCCATTGGCTCCTTCTACGGAAATATCCACTGGACCGGTAGTAATACCTGTATCTTCTATGAAGTTCCCTGGGTAAGCGGTTAATGTCAATTCCTTTATCACATCATCTGGAATACATACAGCAACCATCTTCCACTTCTCAACAGAGAATTTGTAAGTTCCGCTCCCATTATAAAGCCCGTTAGATGGCAAGGAACGCACTTCGGCAGATGATGTAGGAATTGAATTACATATTCCTGCAAACCATTTGCGATGAACATTTACGCTAATTCTATCCGTTAAAGTTATTCCTGGTATAGTCCCATCTTCACTTGCTGCGTATACAACCGTCGCTGTATATGTCTCATTTTTAGTATACTGCCCGATTAATGTTCTTGTAGCTGTCTGAATTCCATTAGATTCAGGAGAGAACTCTATTTTGTTTTCTTCGTTTCCGTCATAATAAGCCTTTGTTATTTTCCCTTGACTTCCTCTATTTGAAGTATAAGTAATTACTCCTTTGGCTGTCCCAAATTCAACGTCATTTGGAGTAGAGATACGTCCTGTCAAAGAAGCATTATTTATACCACTAAATATTGAAATAAAGATTTCTTCATAAGACATACCTCTATGAAGAGTTTTCCCCGGCTTGACAAAACCCACTTGTGGAGAAGTTACTATGAGGTCTTTGCTTAATGAAGAAGAACCTCCTATTTCTTTTACATTTCCTTTATTGGTTTGAATAACAATTCTTGGCGAAGAATCCTCATCATGTATGTACACCTCTCCCCTGTTTAATCCTTCAAGAGAATGATCTTCCTCTGAAGATGGATTATCTACAACTGCAGGGGGATAAATAGGAGCACCTTTCTCATCTACATCACTACCATGCCATAATATTTTGGATATATGCTTCTTCATTATACCTCAATCTTGTTAGTATTAATAAAAGCGACTTTAGCTTCATCATATTGAAGCATCTCACCATTTTTAGGATTGTCTACATTGAATCCAACTAAATTTATAGCAGAAGCCCGCCCTGGTATTCCCCCTATTCCTGTTATATCATTTATAACTGGCTCTAATGCGATTGACATGGAAAACATCTGACCATCTTCTGAAATAGGAGATATTTCTGGAGTGGAATTTCCGGAGCGCACATATCCCCTTCCATTAACCTTGAAATCAGAGACACATAGGATTTTATTGATAAACTGCGCAAACCAGTACGGAATCCCTGATGCGTTTCCACATGTTAAAGAAAACGTGTCGTATGGAATAGAATATAGTTCTATAATTTCCTGCTTTTGGTTTCGGAATTGTTCATTTTCAACCTGTGGGGAATATCCTGCAGGTTTAAATCCGGCTTCTAGTCTAAAATTGAATATCTGCTGTTCATCATCAATCCAAAAAATATTATCAAATGGAGAATTATTATCTTTATGGGAATACGAAATAAGTGATGTTTCTTCGAGTAAAAGGCTGTCAGAGCAAACCGCAAACGGCTCACTCAAAACTCGAAAATCTCCAGAAGCGTCTGCTACTTCTATTTCATATACGGAGTCTGACAGACCCGTAATATTATAATAGTACATTTTTGTACTATCATTAATTTCATATTCCAGTAGATAAATACTAGTCTGTACCTTAGATATTAAATCATGAAGGTAAGCTCTTACAGTATGGGAAGGGTCATTTGAAAAGATTTGTATCAAGATGCTGTCATTTGCGTGGAAACGCTGGATATAGTCTACATCTTGCTGAAATTTGTTCTTTATAGGATCAAAGAACAATGGACATATGTCACCGATTTTAATCATACAGTCTTTTCGTTCTTAAATGGGTAAGGTGCCGCATGACACTTCATCGCAAATATAGTAATTATTATAATAATCACAAAAAATTAATTGATAAAAGATAATGCCACATTTAGCTCCTTCTTTTACCTTATGTTTCTACATTTTTCACAATTAGGCTATAGCTGGTCGCCTGTTCTTTACCAATATTTATTTTTAATTGCTTAATATACCCAGTTATAGTTTCACCTTTGTTCTCAAATGATATTAAACCTGCCAAATCATTAGGAACACCAATATCACTTGTCTCTATTTCTACCTCTGATACCGTAAATAATCTTTCAGGGATTGAGAAATCATCCGTTTCCTTTACTCCGGCTATAGAAACATCACTATTTCCATCGGAAGATGCGAATTTAAGAAGGTTAGTACATGCTCCAATATATTTCTTATTGGCTTCCAACATGAAGCGTGGGGAGTAATTGAGGTTAAACATTGTGTCCGGACTTAGCAGACCGGAAAGTTGGTCTTCAGTATATGGTCTGTATAAGGGCAAAGGCTGGTCTACCGGTACGGAATCATCACACTCTACGAAGAAAACATCATTGTCACTATCGTTATCCGTTGTATCCTCTCCCCTCTTCTGTACCAGAAACTCTATCCCGTAAGCATCGGCACGGTACGGGCTTATCAAAGAAAGTGTATTGTCAGTTAGTTTTAAGCCTGTGCTAAATTCATTGGTAAAGCGGAACTCGTCACGCCCATTAATTGAATCGTAATCTTGCTTGTCATACCCAACTTTCACAGAGGAATAGATTAAAGAATCGTTCACAGAAAATTCATAGTCGTTTATTTCTGTTCCCAAGTCTTTAACCACCGTTGAACTAAACAGCTTGTCACGATGCATGAAGGTTACAGTGTTTTCATTTATAACAGGGATGTATCCAAATTCTGCCTCCATCCATTCGCAAAACTTCTTATAAGAGGTGTATACTTTAGCTTTAGGAAGTCCACGGGCACTTTCGGCAGCCATAATATACGTCCTCTCTAATAATCGGTTAAACTTTATAGAAATTCCTTCCGATGAAAGTATATAATCGATACTAGATGAGTATTCTATTGCGTTTTCTGTCATACTGTCCAATAGCTTGGAAAGGATGGTGTTGGGAGAAATCACGTCGATATCAACTGAATTTATTTTAGATTTAAAATTTACTCCAAAAGAGAAGTTAGGAAAAGCAATATCAATATTATTAGCCATCTCACCACTGAAAACTACATGTGTTGCAAAAATAATAGATTCTCCCTTTACTAAATCAACAGGTATAACTTCATTTATATATTTATAAAACCCATCACTCTCATAGGATTTCACCTCTGTAACATTCCCGGATAAATCTTTTTTAAATATCAGCAGAAAGAATCTTTGAATTCCTCCAGCATATATTGTTGCATAATAATCTGTTCTAAAACTTATATCAACATGAATATCAGATAAGGCTTCTATAAATGGAGAACATTCATTTAAATTTGATATCTCTGTGAAAGATACGTCGTCAAAACGCAATGGAGAATCCAGTTTTGGAAGTTCACTATTATCTAGTTTGTATAAAGGTATTGAGTAAAAATAAGGTTTGCCTGCAGCTGCAAAAACTTTTTGAATATTAATATATGATACACCATCCGATTCGTAAGATTGTCCTCCTAATGTATATTTGCCTTCATACTGAAATTTAAGACCGTCATACTTTAGATTGCTAGTCTGAAGATCAGCTACTAGATATTCATATTGAATGCTCTTCTTCGCCTTAATAATAGCGGCTAGAGTATTATCAATAGCATTAATAGAAACTACAGAACCATCTTCCGAATAAGTAGAGAAATCCAGTGCACACCTGAAAACTTCGTCCCAGTTCCAACTATTGTTTCTTTTATAAAAAACAATACCGGCTTTAGAGGAAAGGTAGTTTTTATAAAACTCCTCCTTCAAAAGGTCATAGGAACGATTGACAAATTCAAATTGTGTACTAAAAGACCGGATAACCCCATCGTAACTACTTCTTTTGTAAGCCAATTCAAAATCATCCCAATTTTTGAGATCGTCGGTTGCTTCGTAGGATATTCCGTTTATCAATATCTGGCATCTGAAATACATATCTATTTACATTTTATTGATTTACTCATAGACTTTACATCTTCACACATACGCTTTACCATGAAGGCGTATTCCTTTGCGCTGATCTCATTCTTCCGGATCTGCATCCCGTAATGAGACATAACGGCTACACGTTCACAGACAAAGTAGTTTTTATCCATTTTTGAGGCACTTTCCGGCTTTTCCTTGGCATTTATCCGCTCAAGCATATATTTACTCATAGAAAGGATGGAAGCCGCTTTCTTGCGTATCTTATCGTGTTCGGAAGGGAAATAAGAGAATCCAAACTCTGAAAGAATATGCGCTGCGTCCGCCCAATCCTTGTTTTTAATCATGATCTCAACTCCTTTCATGCACTCAATTTTTATGTGAAGGTTGATGATATTGTTTCTTTGGGACATTTCAGACAGAAAAGAGGCTCCTCCGATTATTTCCACGTATTCGGTGATGAGCTTTTCCGATTGTTCTGAAAGTTCCTCTTCAGAGTGTTCCCCTTCGATAATAAGCTTGCTTTTATCTCCGGTAAATACATCTATGAATGTATCTAGGGGGATTTTGTCTAGGTCGGTGTATAGCATAATGAATACCTTAGTGAGATAAATACATATTAAAAACATCAATATGATAGATATTGACTTGTCCGTAGTTGGCATCAAAGATCTTTTTTACATCATATCTATGTTCGAAAGACAAAGCTTTCAATGCCCTCCAGTTTATTTTCCTCCAATTTAGACCATTTTCTTTTGCGTATCTTTTAATAGAAAACCATTCCTTAGATTCATCTAATTGCTCTTTTTTTTGCTCCAACAAGGCTTTCGTCTGCTTATTTTCTAGTTGAAGTCTCTCCCTCTCTTCTTCGGCTTGTATCACCATTAAAGCAAGTTCCTTGCGGGAAAGTTCTTTTTGTCCGGTGAGGATTTCTTCACAAGAGATAAAATACTTTCGTGCTTGTTTACCTCGCTCGTTGTTTTCAATCATTGAAAGTTCTTTTGCCATACTTATAGAAATAGCGTATTCAATAGCCGGGCGACCTCCTTTGGGGTTTTCGCCAAAATTGTTGAAAACCTGATAGTCTTTATTTTCAATGAAATCATATTTTTCTATCCGGTCTTTTATCCAGTTAGAAAAATCTCTTTTACTTTTAAGAAAAGCATGTAAATCACGTGCATTAACAGCTTTTTTCCCGCCATTGTTCTCCTGAATAGGAATTAATTCTTTTAAGTTTTCCATAATAAAGTAACGTGCTCCTTCACACGACGATTAAGTTATGTTAATAAACAATTGGTTCATCATTAGTTAGATCGGGTGGGCATAGCCTCTTTCTCATACCTTCTCTTTCTTGTTCCATAGCCTTTATTCTTTCAGCAAAACCACCTTTACTAGAAGCCAGATTTGAACTGTTTGTTTTTATATTTGGACATTCTTTTTTTAATAATTTTTCTATAACAATAGAACTAAACAGCATTTTTAAGGCTACAGATTTTTCTCCCAGATCTTCATCATGTATGACGCAATCCTTGCCTTTCATTTTATCCCACAATGCTTCAGACAGCTTATTTCCCGAAAGATTAAATATACAAGATATATCATCTCTTTCTAATTCCACCTTTAATGTAATCTTTTCCATATCACTTATTCTTGGTTATTACAGTCTTCTTAAAATCGAACGCATATCAGACGCTCTTGATATTTTTCTCAATGTTCGGTTGGTCTTTCGACTTTCTCCGTACAAATCATCAAATTTCCGTTCCAATCTCGTATAATCGTTATTAACGTTAACAATCACCGGATCACCGTCATTACCTCTCCTTTGCTTATCCAGCATTAGAGCGTCAGAGTGCAAAGACATCTTGCGATAATCCACCAAATTAGGGATAACTCTTGCTCTCTTTGGAATATCTACCAATGTAGGGACAGACGGAGTGATATAAGCTCCGTTATCCGTTTCAATCACTTCCTGTCTGCCTCCATCACCGACAATAGCCAATCCTCCGGGATGGTCTTTGGTTCCCTTTGCATACTTGGGGATAGACTGGGATGCTATAATAGCAATTTGGGCGGCTCCCATGGCAGCTATAACAGCTGCAAGGATAGGTCCGGCAATAGGACCGGCCTGCGCAAAGGCTTGCATTATTGCTAGGGAAGTGGCAATAGTAGTTTGAACAATAGAGTTAGCCTTTTGCCACTTGGCCTGCCTTTGTTCCAATTCGGCTTTTTGCTTTTCCAGTTCCTTGTTTTTTTGTGCAGTCCTATCTTCTGCCGCTCTCTTTCTTGCTTCCGCTTCCTCCGTAGAGATAGCCCCATCTTCTGCCAGCTTTTCTATACGTTCTATCTCTTCTTCCCCGGCTTCCTCGTTCTTTTCCTGTTGTTCTTCTATCTTCTCTATTTGTTGGTCGTACATTCCAACCATGATAGAAGTTAGCCCCTCCGATATTGCACTGATACTACCTAATAAATCTTCAATTTCTAGTTTACCATCACGGACAACTTTTGTAATTAGGCTCATTAAACCATTAAACAAAGTACCTAATCCATCTACAGCATTATTGCTGACATATTCCAAATGCTGTAATGAAGCCTCCAACTCTGCCCAATACTTCTTTTCATCTTCTGTTTCTTTATCTCTGGCTTTTTTCTTAGCGTCACGTACTTCATTAGCTAATTTTATTTCAGCTTTCGCTAGAGCTTCTTTTATTTTAAACTTTTCCTCGTCAGACAAACCGGAAATCTCTATTTGCTCTTTGAGGAGATCGATCGCTCTTTGAGCTTCTTGAAGAGCGTATTTTTGAGTTATTTCAGCTTTGTTTTTTTCGTATTGTTCTTTAGAAATGATTCCCTGCCTATATCGTTCTAATTCATCATCAATCTCTTTCTGCATTTTTTGGGAAGATATAATAGCTAATGTTGCATATTCTCGTTGCTTCTCCTCCAATTTATACTTAACAGAATCTTCTACCCTCTTCCTTTCTTCTTCGTCTATTTTATCCAGGTATTTTTTGTCAATAGCCAGCAACTCATTTCGAAGTATTTCTTCATAATTAGCCCTTAGCTTATTCTCTTCTTCTGAATTGCCTTTGATAGATGCTATATTTTCCTCATACTTCTTTTGTGCTTTTGCTCTTTCTTTTTCATACTCATCATCTATAAGGGAAATACGGGTATCGGAAAGGCGTTTAGCGATGTCTTCTTGGTAATTGGCTAAATCTTTGGCAGCTTTTTCTTGTTCTCTTTTTTTCTTCTCTTCGTCACTATCTTCTTTTCCCGGAGTAGATGTGTAAGCTGAAACATCCATTTTATTCATCAAATTCTCATTTGATTTCCTTAAACTATCAATTTCCAAAGCTGCATCAGATGCTTTTTCCCCATAAGATTCCACAAGCTTAATCTGATCTTGTACACCTCTATAATTAGTCGTTATAGCAAAATCAAAATTTTCACCTTGAACACTTCGTATTTCATCATAAAGTTTGTTTAATTTTTCTTGTTCCTGAACCTGCTTTGTCAAATATCCTAGTCTTTCATTATTCTTTTCGTCAATTTTCATTGAATTTTCTGCTATTTTATCCGCTTGAGCCCTAGCAATAGCAGATGCGATAATTGCTTTCTTCAGTTCTCCATAGGCAACAGAAGCTTTACCCGCCAAGATTTCCTCATTGCTCATATTTTTAAAATATGACGGGTATCTTTTCTGTAATTCGTCAACAGCTTCATTTCTGTCCTCCATGGAACGGGAAGTATCTTGTGTTGCTTTATACAATAAATCCAGCTCCACCCTCTCCTTTACGCTATTAGATATTCCTCTTTTTCGGGCATCGGCTAAATCTTTTTCCGCATTCGCTAATTCCAATACAGCCTGTTCCCCTTTAAATAAGCTGGCTACCCAATTCATTATATCTTTCCCATATACAGAAAGCAAAGTAATACCTACTACCAAAGCTGTTTGCCAACTAAGAATAGATTTTGTAAGCTGCTTCCATACAGGAATACCTTTTTGTCCGGCTTCCTGCATTGCCTGATACTCAATTCTTGCCTTCTTCAATTCATCAGCAAGCATCGGCAAGTTGTTGGATATTGCAAGAAAGAAAGTATTCCATCCGACAGCCAAAGATGGCAATTCACGTGCAACTTGCTGGACAGAGACGTTTAATCCATTCCAATGAGATGCATAATTACCTACATTTCTTTGGTAGTTACCCATTTGAGCATCCATAGACTTTAACTCATTTTTTAAAGTCTGTATTTGTCGTAAAGTATTTTGCCCTTCAGCTCCCAAAAATGAATTTTTAGGCATATTTTTCAGCCTTTTTTCAAGAGCTAATACTGCAGCGTTCATCTCATTATAACTGCTAGCTGTTGAAATGATAACTGCTGAATGATTCCGGATTAAATTGGAATATTGCTTGTTTTGCTCCGATAGCTCTGTTTGTCTTTGTTTTAACAGGGCTGATTTATTGAGATATTCAGTAATTCCAATAGCCCCATTCTTATACTCCTTATCCAAAGACTTTAATTCATCGCCAAGCTCTTTTATTCGAATTTTATTCTGAATCGTATCTGCTGTTAATTTAGTAACATGGCTATCATAGGTTAATATGTTATCAACTATTTCTGTGTATTTTGCTTCTGTAGTTGAAATAGCCTGATTCAGTTGATTTGCCGATTGCGCATAAGACTGATTGGCTTGTGCAGCTGAATTTTGTGCACTGGAGGTACTTTGAAATTTAGAAGAAAGCACATCAAGAGAACTTGAAAGCTTATTTATGGTTTTTGTCAGATCATCAAATTGCTTAGGCAACGTATTCAACGTAAGCAATTTGGTTACCTTGTTGCCATAGTCTTCCAGAAGTTTGTTCTGTCTTTCCTGAATAGACGCCAACTTGTTTTGGGTAATAATCAGGTTGTTTAACGCATTATTATACGCATTGGATTTATCGGAAAGTTCTTGATAATTTTTAGGACTGGTTTTCATCCCACTTGCCAATAGCTCTATAAATTGCTTATAGGCGGCATAGTTTTCATTGAATTCTGTTTTTAGCTTCTTTAGATCGTCGAAAACGCCCTGATCGACTACATCGGTAATTTTTAATTCATTAGCCATATAACGTGCGAATTAAGTACCATGCCACTTGACACAGTTTCCGCACAAATATAAAAAGAATTGGCGAATTTTACAAGCTATTTAGAATCAATAAAGATAAGATAAAACGGCAAAAGAAAAGCGGAGGTTACTCCGCTTCTATATATAATTTACACACCACTCTTAATTTTGCTTTCCTTCAAGATTTGCAAGATTGATTGTTGGCAATATGATCGGCCTAATTCCTGATAAAGAAGTTAGAGTAGAAATATACGCTCTTACGTAAGGGAATAATATAGCTGGAGCATTTATATTAAAAAATATAGATTTTGTCCTATCATCTATGTCTGAATCAAATTCAAATAATCCAATAAGATTTGCATATACTTGAAGATTTTGTTCTTTATCTGCAATTTTTACACCGAATTCTAATCTATACAGATTTTCGTCTTCATTAGACATACTTTTTCTTTCAAGCTCAATAGATATGTCTTCTGAAATTGGCATAGAAGGATTAAATTCTATATTAGCCTTATTTATTTTATATTCTTTTAGTCGGAATTTAGCTACTTTTTCTGTCATAATTTAAGCTGCAAGATTAAAATATTCAATTGTATTGGTATAATTATTTTCAGTAATTGTATAATTGAAAGATTGATATATCCCGTCAAAATCAGGAATAACACATGAACTTTCACAAGAAGTATACCCTGAAATGGATATTGGGGCTATTTTTTCAAATAATATATTATCCATATTATTTGTGTCGCTAATTTCACAAATTAAAATATCCTCATGAGGAAACATTGTACGAAAATTATTCCACAACTCATACTCCATCTCCATATATTTTTCATCCCCTCTTCTTATTTCTTCTGGAGAAATTTCTATAATATGGAAATTAGTAATCTCATCATAAGCATATCTTATGTTAATTTGAGATATTTCATTAGCGATTCTAACCAAACTTTCAGTAATAAAATCTTTAGCATTCATAATATTCCATATTTTTCAGTGAGTAATTTGTTCAATTTTTCAGCGCTATCTTTGGCTCTAACAACATCTCTGTCTGTTATTTCCTCGTTAGAATAATCTGCTCTCTTTCTTAACATTTTTAATATGCCATAATAAGTATTATAGTCAATTCCATAAAATCTATTCTTTTTGGATAACTTCTCACTTATATGACTAGAAATATAAAAATGAGAATCTACAGATTTAGTTTCCCTATCTTGAATATCGTAACTAAGCCCTTCATAATGAGCTAACACGTATTTAGACAATTGGAAACAAGAGTAATATAAACAATGAATTGATGATGCAAGCTTTCCATTATCTACTAACAAATTAGCAGCAATAATGTTTTCTTCAGACTTTGCTTTTACAATAGGCATTTTGCAATTGTGTTATATTAATTGGTGATTTTAAATCATATACTATACACCAAACATTGTTTATTTATTGGGGGAAATAAAAAAAACTTCTCTTTCTAAATGGGATATCTTCTTATCCCTTAGCTGATTCATAAGCATGAGAAGTGATTTAGAAGGATTTTCTATCATCAGTGTGTGTTGCGTGTACAATAATGGCTTCATGTTTATCTCCTTTCATAGAAATAATTAATTATAAGACAATCTATATTTCTAGTAAGTGTTATTGCTATATAATTATGTGTTTCGTACATATCGACGTGCAAATATACAACAACAACATCAAACACCCAACAAACGATCACTAAATTGAGCATTTTCAATGGTTATTTAACCATCACTAACCTCACAATGTTAATTGTTAACAGTTTCAGCACCATCTTTTCTCTCACCAATAGCATGAACTTCTAGCTGGCTATTAGATAGAGGAAGAACACTAATAACAGCTATATTAAAACAAAAAAGCCCGATTATATTCGGGCTTTCCAAAGCACCTCTTTCGAGGTATTCAGTACAGAATGTCGTCAAACAAAAGATCTTGATATGCTTAATCAAAATTGAACTGTACTAATATTATAATGCTGCCGCAATTTTTCTTATATTATTAAGCTTTTCCTTCATCTTATCGCTACTTCTAGCTATATCCAAATTATAATCTGTCTGCATCCTAACCAAAACGTCTGCCTTAATCCCTAAAGCAGCTTCCAGAACTAATGCAAATTCTGAAGTTATGGATCTTTTCCCATTTAAAACCTCATTCAGCACACTATACGAAATACTGAACTTCTCGGCAAAATCTTTCTGCTTTATAGATCGGTACTCCAGCTCATCTTTTACCAACTCTCCGGGATGGTACGGAATGAACGATTGTAAATTGTTTGCTAATTTTCCCATATCCTTATTTATAATGATTCGTTATATCCACTATTGAACAAATTTCTATTATAGATTGATCGCTTTGACTAGGTATTTCCCTAAATTCCAAACGATATTGATCGTTTATACGCAAAGAAGAAATCCCCTTTTTATCACCCTTCAACTTCTCGTAATTTAAAGATTGGAAAGTGAATAAATCCTCCATTCTGGAGATACTCATCAAGACCTTCACGCACTTTAAATACCCCTTTACTATATTAGGTTGAAACCGATGTTTTTTATCGGTCGTTTTACCTTTTTCGTATAGGTCTGCTAAATAATCTTTTTCAAATTCTACATTCATAGCTGTTTATTGATGCTACAAAGATAGCATTTTATTTTTTTTTAATTCGCACATTTAGCGAATTTATTTAAGAAAATATCAGAAATAAAACCGCCCCTCTTGCGAAGGGCGGGAAAGTGGTTAGGGTTCTGCTATAAGGTTGACTACCAATTATCATTTTCGTTACCTACTAACCCATGTTTTACAGCTTCTTCTATTTTATCCATTATCACATTAGAATATGCATGAGCCATTACAAGAGCCTTGGAAGATGTCTTCTTTGCTTTATGCTGATCCTTTTCACTAAAAGGATAACAAGTGTCAATACCCCATTTTTCAATATTTATTTGCGGTTTTGTACTTCCATTAGATAAAGCAAGATAGATACTTCCTCCGCCTATTATTTTCTCAACATTATAATATTGGAGAGTATACGTTACACGTATTTTTTTATCTCTAATATCTATTTTAATAATGGGAGTCATGCTGACTTTATATCGACTAACTCCACCTAAATGCTCTGCAATGTTATCAACATATCCTTCGGCTATAATAGAACCTAGTTCTTTGTCATTTAGTTTTATTACCGAATTAGCGTCATTAAAAGAGGCCGTAACCCAATGATTTAATATGATATACAATTGTTCTTTTGTTTGATCTCCGCATTCTATAACTTGTTGATAAGTAAGCGACTTGTTTTTATCCAGTGACAATTCTTTAGATAAGTTTTCAGCGGCTTCCGTCCAATTTTCTCCGTACCTCTCTTTCGCATACTTTTCAAGTTCTTCCGCCCTCATTACTTGAGCTTGTAATGAAACTGACAATAAACATCCAACTAATAAAAATAAAGTTTTTCTCATGATTGTGTGTATTTATATTATTAAATATCGTCTAACGCAGCATTCTCTTCTTCCTTTTTCTTTAAATTATTATTAACACCATCCTCATACCCGATTTGAATGTGCCCAAATTGAGATATTTCTACAGCTACGCTTCCTAATGGCAATTTATAAAATGATATATAATGACATTTCTCTTTCCTTAGCGCTTGTAATTCATATCCATCACCCTCATAATAGGGCTTTGAGAAAAATTCATAGTGTTCAGTAGGTTTACCATATTTTTTAGTAAATAGCTCTTTCATGTCAGTATAATCAGACTTTAAAGAACTCCAAGATTCTTTCTCATTATAATTGACTGCTACTTTCCATACAATTTTAGATTTGGGAGTTGCAAAAACGTAGATTGTAACGTAATCTCCTGCAAAATTCCCTTTCATGACTGCCACATAATCCCGTGCATATTCTTTGAGTACAAAACTCTTTTTCTCTAATTTTGAAACAAAGTCTGAAAGTTTCCCGTCTAATGGTACACCTTTAAACTCTAAATGCTGCGATTCCTGGGCAAAAGAAGATATTGCCATAAGAAAACAAATTGTCAGAAATAATACTTTCTTCATGTTCATGTGTTTTATATTATACAATATGACAAAATAACTGACAACTCTTTATAAATGCAAGAAAATTAACATATATCTTTATGGCATACGCAAAAAAGTTGCTTTTTCTTGCTTTTTTCAAAAATAGTTTGTATGTTTGCGGCGTTCAACATATAAATCAGTAAATGCAGGTCGTAAACTTGCATAAGCGTGCAGGTTATTTTTATGGCCTCACTTAAGATATTTAGGTGCTATCGTACCCCCGTGTGAAGTATTAATGTACTCACAGCATTTACTGAATGTGTTGAACAGCGGGACAGGCGATAGCACTTTTTTTATTTATATTGTTATGTTCAACAATTCAGTAAATCAAATCTTCCAATATAATGGAAGTCCTATCACCTTTCAAAAAGGAGATAGTGTTATGGTGAATGCAACCGAAATGGCTAAACCGTTTGGGAAACTTGCTAAAGATTGGCTATCCAACAAATCAACCAAAGAGTTTTTATCCACATTATCAGCCGTTAGGACAATTCCCCTAACGGATTTGGTAGAAATAAAACAAGGTGGAAATAGCGAACAAGGCACTTGGATGCACGAAGATGTCGCCTTAGAATTTGCTCGTTGGCTATCTCCGGCTTTTGCTATATGGTGCAATGACCGTATCAAAGAACTCCTAAAGACCGGAGTAACGACCGTCTCTAATGACGATGAAGCAATAGCCTACGCCATGCAAGTACTAAACAGACGCCTAGAGCAAGCCAAAGCGGAGAAGCAACAACTGGAACAGCAAAACGCCAAACTCCAGCCAAAGGCGGACTTTGCTGACGCAGCCTTCAAAAAAATACGATTTTCGTTTGGTAGTATGGAAAGTTTGCGTATCTTTGTGGTGCTACAGATTATTATTTATTACGCCCAAGGCATTTTTTATGCCCAAAAAGCATCTATATTAAAGATATATAGAGAAGTTGTATCCGTGTATCATAGCCTTTGGCGAATGATAGTCTGTAGCAAGATTGGATATGGCTTCTCTTTTTTTTATTACTAACAAATAATTTCATTTCATGCTACAGACAAATGGAATCTATTTGCACGGGAACAATAGTACCGTACAAACTGCGTCCGCTCACGAGACGAGCAAGACTTTCTCCTATAATGGGAACGATGTCCTTTTCGACATCAAAGATGATGTTATGGTTAACGCCACACAGCTTGCAAAAATCTATGGGAAGCGTCCTAATGATTATTTATCCTTACCTGCTACAAATCAATTAATTAACGCCATTACAAGAAAATATGGTATTGCTGAAAATCAACTAATTAGGACTGAAAGAGGTGGAATGTCACCCGGCACTTGGATGCACAGATTAATAGTAGTTGATTTCTGCCAATGGTTAGACATTGATTTGAAACTATGGTGTACCGAAAAACTTGATGAATTAATGCGATATGGTATGACCGCTACACAACCTACCTTAGAGCAGATGATTAACAATCCCGACCTCGTTATCAGCCTTGCAACACAACTAAAATCGGAACGTGAAGAAAAAGCACGCATTGAAGCTGAAAGCAAAAGAAAGGACGAAGTTATAGCCAAGCAAGAGCCTTTAGCGTCATTTGCAAAAACAGCTTTTGCCACCGACGACAAGGTAGACATAGGAATGTCCGCCAAGATCCTAAAGCTAGGATTCGGGCGCAATACCCTATTTGACAAGCTAAGGAAAGCGGGCGTATTCTTCGCCAACCGAAACGAACCCAAACAGCGGTTTATTGATGCCGGATACTTCGAGATGAAGGAGAAGTTCATCGAGCGCAACAACCATCCGGGGTTTGTCGTAACCAAAGTGCTAGTTACCCAAAAGGGATTGGCTTATCTGAACCACCTGTTTGGCGGAAATCCTTCTAATGGGAAGCTAGCCAAGATAGTATAACACGCATCACACATTTACAGCAGTCCGTTTCAATGCCGGACAGCCACAACTATATCGAAAAATTAAACGAATCACACGAATCACACTAATAAGAAAAGAAATTATGGACACGCATTTAGCACATGAAATAGAAGAATCTCTGTCAGTCATGAGACGGCAGAATAGAGAGATAAGAAAGCTTATTTTAAAGGAGTGCGACATGAAGGTAACAAAGTGTACCGGAAAGTCCAAACCTCCAAAATTCGACCTGAAAACGCTTAATAAGAATTTAATAAGATAATCCGACGACCAAATCGGGCTACATCTCTGTTAAGGAGGTGGGGAAAGGGTAGCCTTAGGGCTGCCCTTTCTTTGATTAATTACAATGCCAACAGATTGATGATTCCTTGCCTACCAATTCCGGTAATTTTTCTATGGTAGATAATATGTCCGTTGTCAGCAACCTCTTGCTTTATATCAAACCAACCAAGCGTAGAGTATTTAGTGTATGGTACCCACGTCTGATTAACTTTGTATTGTACGCCAAGTTCTTTTAAACGGTTATTAAGTTCAATTGCCGATTTAAGCCCTAGCTCTTTCGCAACCTCCGTACATGTATAGGTCTTATTGACATGAGTTAGTACTGCTACCTGTTTCTCTGCTTCAATCCTCTGTTCACGCTCTTGCTTCAATTTCGTGAGGACTGCTATCATGGCATCAGGATTATTTAGAGCTTCTTCTATAAAGTCAGAGGTCGCGAAGATACCATGTTTACGTATTGAAGGTAATACCTCATCACACACCCAGTCTTGAAACTGTTCAGCATTAGGAAGATTGCTTCTCATTATAAGCCGATATACATCCTTTTCTGCAATATACACCATATTAGTACCACCAACACCATTAGCATGTTCGTGAAACACGATTTTGCCTGATTTACAATGTCTTGAAATAGCATCCGCTGTATTAGAATACCCTAATGCTACCGCCACATCTTTTGCACAAAACAAAGGTTCATTACTTTCGTTCATTACAATTCGGACTTCGCCAAATTGCTCATTTTTGAAAATCTGAATATCATTCATACAATTTTCGTAGTGTGCCCTTTCACACACAGGAATATAAAAAAAACAGCACCGAACGCTTGAGGATCTTTCGGCACTGTTTATATATTCCCAACTCTATGGAAATACTTAATATCTTATATGCGCTTCCCCAAGCTGTATCGCACTACAAATATAGCAAGTTTTTATTATTTTGCAAACAATTATTTTATTTTTTCTCGACGGTATTTTATTGTTCTATTTTCCCTATGACTTTTGTATAACCCCCGTGTTTTTTCTAACCATGCACACTAAATATTGTTCTATTCTTCGTATTACGGATATATATATTCGACGAAAACACCTTTGTATTCTTCTCCCTCTTTTGCATACCAAATACTGCCATCCTCTTTTCTGAATAGAACATACACTGATTTCTCCATTTTAGCCGCCTTCTTTGCGATTTCCCGCATTTTCTCTACAGAAGCAAGCCTCTTATTACCTTGACACCAACAACTCATAATACGCCAAATTTTGAAAAGTAATTTTTGAGAGCCGGGTTAAGCACATATTTGAGGAAGTATTCACGGGACTTCCCTCCTACTCCCAATATAGCACTTCCATACTTCCTTTCTATATCCGGTCCTATGTCGCTTCCTCTCGTTTCTATCTTCAATCCCTTTGAGGATGAAGAGACACGTATAGAATCATAAAATTCTCCTGTTATAATGAGGTTGGGAGTATAAATATCCCTAGCCGGATAACCTTGGAAAGAAGGAGTAGGTTTTGTTATTTTCTTCTTCATCTTAGCGTACCCCTTCGCATTGTTCTTCCACTTCCCGGCTTCATCAGTAGCAAACCAAGGGTCATTCAGATAGGTAGGACGAATAGGTTTATCATTCCCATTTACACCTGAATACAACTGCTCTGTCACAAATTCCCTAACAAGAGATTTATTCGAATCCATGGTATTTTGAATCTCTCCTTCAAACCCATTAACAAAAGCTGTCACATTATCCAATGCTTCTTTTATTGTAGCCATACGCAAATTATAAGAGAAAAGGGAAGGCAAATGCCCTCCCCCTTCCTGAAAACAAACCACTTTAAATAGTATCCTCTAAAGGAGACCTGACGCCTACAATCCTATCGTAGATATCAGAGAGGATATTTTCTTTTTCAGCTTCAGTCCGGTCAGAAAAAAGGACTTTATGTTTAGCAATAAACTCTTTTTTCTTCATTTTCCGCACTTCTTCGTCTACGAAATTGATTCCCTCGACTTTCATGATACCCATTGTTCAATGCCGACAACACCATTCTCTTGCAGAACCTTCGGAGACTTCAAGGAAGGAGTACCGGTTGCCGTGATAACCAAATTTCCATTCTCAAATTTAACAGCGGACACCTCACCATTAAAACAAGTTGTTGCACCTTCAGCCAATGCCGCACCAAAGAAAGAGGTTACATCAAGACCACCGAAATGCTCTATCAGTTTGTAGATGTTTCCCGAATCTCCAACTTTTACTAATTCAACATAAACAAGACCTTTCAAAGCTTCCACAACATCGAACTTGTATACATTATAATCGGCATTCTTTACGTATTTCTCGTAATCCTTAAACATGGTTCCTACAGTGAGATTGGCTTCCGTGCCGGATGAATCCCAGTCCTGACCTCCCGGATAAACACCGGAAAGTGGAATACCGGCAAGAACATCGGTGCCGTCGTTCATTCCATATACAACATTGTTTTCATCCACGAAATACGCATCAAAAGCAATCCCTTTCGCGTTCATAAGGTTTGCCTTCAAACTGGCGTCATATTCGTCTACTGTCCACACATCGTCTTTTGCTGAATAAGATGTGATTTTATTAGGACCATATCCGACTGCGCCCTTGTTTGCTTCGCCGCCAGACGGAGCATATTCAATAATAGTTTTGATCGGAAAGATTCGATTAGGTCTGTCATCGTGACAAGCGGCTTCCAGCAGTTCTGCAGTTGCATTTTCCGGAAGTTTGTACCCGTGCATTGTCAGGATAATAGCCTTTACCTTTCCAGGATCAAGCAAACATTTTGAAGTACCGGTATTAAATTGAGCCATACCAGCGCATTCTCTAAATTCTTTCGCCATAGCACTTAATATTTTTAATTTTAATATTTAAATTCTTTATCTCAATAGCATCTATGAAATCTCTAAATGGTTTGCCGTCAGCTTCCACGCCTTTTCTTCCATATCGGTAGTTTTCCGTATATAAATGAGGAATTACACCGTTATACTCATTAACAATGTCCGGCGATGCAAGTATGCTTTTTATGAAAGCATCATAAACAGGTCGGAGAACATTGACGAACGACACCCTTTCCCTTTCCTCATTAAGATACTCCTTCCGAGTATCTACCATGATAATAAACTCAAGACTGGCGTTTGGGACCTTAGATGTACGATCCTCAATATACGGGGAATACAGGCATATTATAGGAAACTTCAGTTTGCTCGTCTCTTGCGACTGGCTCCATTCTGTTAACTGACCGGCAATATATTCCCAATCTCCAAACATATAGGAGACATTACTACCATATATTTTAGCTGTATTATCTACAATATCTCTGAATATGTCATTTATTGATTTCATATTCCCAGTCCATTTATGCATTCAAGCATGGTTGTGTTAAAAACAAAGCCGCCATATTCCTTATTTGATTCTAGGAAATCATACAAATCTTCATTCATCTGCACCATATTATTCCAAGCAGAAATCAAAAGAGGATTTGGATCCGCCTTTTTATCATCAGAGGCATATACAGTACCTACTGGAGTTTGTACTACCCCACACCGTCTAACATAGTGAAAATACACATAATTAGCGATTGGACTATATCCTTTAATTGAAAGTTTTTCTTTCAACTTTTCCCACTTATCGACATCATTTTTGCCTGATAGAAGATATTCAATGAATTCACGGCTCATACTTTTTCCCAGGACCATTCGGAGAAACTTTTTCTCGTATAAATCGATATACGATTGAATATTATCCCGTTCTGCTCTTCTTGTGATTGAATCATCGTCTATATCCCAGATTATACCGAGACTTAGCAATCCTGTAAAATATGAGCCGTCAATAATCATCGTTTATTCTCCTTTCTTCTTATCTTTTTTCAAAAGGTCAGAGCATCCTGCAGTGGCGGCCGCAGAAGTAATTTCAGAAGTTTCTGAAACTATTCCCATCTTTACCCATTTCATCGCAATCGGAAGAGAAACATGGGTTTCATCCCCCGCTTTAAATGCACCGAAATCTTTTTGGAATGTCACCCTGTATACTTCCGACAAGTCCAGATTATAGGACTTGTCGCTTTTTGCTGTATTAATATTACTTCTTTTCATATTTTATTTTTTAGCGTTAAGCACTTTTGGTTATAGCAGTAATCACATTGGCAAATGTATCAGCTACAAATGCCGTCTTGTACTGTGACTTTATATAAGCGAGCATTCTCTTTTCGCCCAAGATAGTAACCAAGTTCTTAGTGAAGTCGTCATTCTCCCAGCCTATACTCATAGAAAGAACAACATAATCCCGAATAAATAGATAACGGAAGTCTCCCATCTGGAAAGAACCGAGTGTTACATTTGGATCTTGAATTACACGGAGTCCGGTAATCAATTCGTCCCCAATCTTGAATGGGCGGATATAATCACCATTGTCGTTCTTTGTGAGCTGCATATTTGCGTAATCTACCGGATTCATCCGAATGGCATTCGGAGAGTAGGCCATATTGCTGACGCTTACAATTTGCGTATACGCAGCAACGATCGCATCATACATATTAGGGGACTTGGACACTTCGATTCCCGTTAGAGAGAATGCTGGAATAGAATCACCAACTCCTTTTATCTGGCCGCCGGTTCCCGTACCGTTGAAAATGCCGTCCTCTTCTTTCAAGCCGATCTTATTGATAATCTCGGCTTCAATTTCTCTTTCCAATTGCGGAATATCTTGTAAAACTTCGGTTGTAACCTTGGCTGTCAAAGCTACCTTCCCGGCAGAAACGGTAACAGTCTCCACGGATGCTGTCATTGAAGGTTTTAAACCTCCTTCGGGAACCCATGCAGCATCACCGGTAACATCTTTCAATTCAGCATATACTACGGACGGAGTAGAAATACTTGCTACATTAGCCACGTCACGGATAGAAGCACGTTTACGAGGAGCTACACTGATTTGATCGTCAATTGTAATTCCACCAGCAACAGGACTTCCCCCTGTAGTCATTACAGGATCGGCAGCTGCTTTCACTACGACATCAAATTTAACTCCGCCTTTTTTCTTTAGAGCTTCAACATCAATCGTTTTGACTCCGTTAATCTCGGTTACAAAACCTTTGCAGGCATCAGCAATTTGTTCTCCAAGAGACTTTAATCTGATATCTCCTCCTTTTGTTTTCTCGGTCGCGGCTTTGATCCGGACGATTGTTTCTTCAAATGATTTCAAGCGTTCATTGATAGATTCACTATCTGCAAAACCGTTGACTTCTTTCTTCAGATCCTCAATAGACTTCGTTGCATTTTCAATTGATTCTTTCATAGACTTAGAATCAATCTCATCTTTAATAAACTGGTCGAAAAGAGCCTCCATATAGCCATCCAGCCCCTTGGAAAACACTTCAAAAACCTTAGATTCGTCTTCGGACAATCCTTTGGTGTCGAGGAAATCCTTAAACTCAACCTTTTTCACTTCTTTTCCCATACTTACTTTAATTTTAAATTTTTGAACATTGATTTTACCTTATTGCCGTGCATGTCGGCTCCATCTTCTTCAGGTGTAGATTCTTTCCGATTCTCCGGCCTGAATGACGCAAGTGACATTGCTTTTGATATAATTCTTTGTATCTTTTGCTGTTTGGATGCAGGCATCCCTGAACACACTTCAGATATTTCGGTATTTAATTCTTCATAAGCTTTTTCCGCATCCTCAATAGATTTTAACCCCAAATATTCTGTTTCTCCATTGCAGCCGATAGAGACTACTGATATTTCATAAAGCTTTACCTCCTTTACAATGAAAGCGTCTTTTTCCACATCGTATTCGCAGTTTTCCCAAACGTACTGATATCCGATTGAGAACTGGTTCAAAGTTCCGGATTCGAGCTGTTTTATAGCCTGTTCTCCTCTCGGAACTTCATCTATTATTGCTTCGAAATAAAGTCCTTTTTCATCTTCATTTAATACTGTAATTCGACCTATAGGCTCATTCATGTTATGCATCCATAACATAATTATTTTGTCATTAGCAGAACTTTCCGGACCTCTATCTTGAATACTCTTTGAGAAACACCCTTTAATCAAGACATCACCGGCTTTATCTTTATTGCCAAAGACTGCAGCGTAGCCGCTGATAGTACGGCTTTCATTGTCGTAATTTACTTCTTTTGCATAAATAGAGAATGTCTTATACTGCATCCCCATTCTTCCGCTATATTTATTAGTTTTGTCCATTTTCAATAGAGTTATTAGTTTTTAATTCACCTTTTGGGTTATCAGGATCAATATCAATAAACTTTGCCAACTCATTCCTTGATTCATCAAGGGTTATTTGCCCCTTTTCAACTAATTGAATTAAAGAAGATGCCATTTTCTGAAATGCAGAAGAAGAGGCCGATTTATCTTGTTGAAGGCAATCGATATGAGTGTAATCCAACTTTATAAAAACACCTTTGGGGCAAATAACTTCTGTCAAAGCCTCCGTCACTTTCTCTGAATCAGGAATAATAAGACCTTGGTAAGCGGACTTTTCCGCTATGCTTTTATTGTCATATTTAGATTCATCAAATAAACTATAGTCAATACCTATTGCATTACATATCTTCCTACTACACCGTTCATCCTCTTCGTGAAGTTTAAGCTGGGACGCATCATAGTTCAAAGGAATCCAGCCGAGCTTTATTTTTGATGTCAGGATAGGAAATTTATTGAGAATACCATATTTTTCTTTTAGTTTAGATTCCAATATTTCTTTTTCTTCTGGTGTCATAGTCTGATTACCCATCTTATCGGTATAATCAGAATAAATAATACCTTTGGGCCCACCATTTACAATTAACTGATAGCTGGCTGTCATTGCTGCAATCCAGTTATTAACTGGCATAGAAAGGGAGTCTGTAACCGAAGAGAATTCTATATCCTGATTGGAACCATTAACATTTGCAGAACTATCGTAAATTACAAAGTAATCTTCGTCGGATAATTCTTCCTGCAAACCATTCCACTCCAAGTATACGCTAGAAACAATATCCTTTATATCATACTGGCGGAATAGTTTACCGGAAGAAACCATGTGAAATATCTGTGCAGGTATGACATACATTGCGAGCGGCAATGATTTTTTTGTTGCTCTTACAGTGAAAATGGGACAATATCCGAAAAGCTTAAGAGACATCTCAATCTCTTTAAAAAATCCAGCTCTTGTTTGAAGTGGGTTAGGACGTGACAGCAATTCTCTAATATCATTATATCCCTCTTTCTCGTTTCCATCCTTGTCTGTGACATATATTCTCCCATTTGCAAAGAGAGAACCGACTTTATTTATAACAGTAGAAAACGGGGTACATACAAGAAGAGAATCAGCTTTATCCCGATCCAAGGTTAGATTATAATCATTTTTGATTTTACCTGATGGGGAGAAGAAATTGGTAAGATACCAGAAATTTCCATTAGAATCCTTTTCGATAGCTTTTACCGCATCCCTCATGAAAGGAGCAGATATATTAATCTTTTTTTGAAACCAATTTCCTAATTTAGACATAAAAAGAATGATTATCTGATTTGAGATAACCATTCCCTACGAAATGAAGAGGTCTTTACGGACAAAAACACTAGCGAAAAATCCGATAGTATAAAATTATAGGTTCCGTGCATCTTCACACGAAGGGATTGTTATCCTCACCGCAAATATAGAAATTATTTCTATTTAGTCCAAATAAAAATAAATAATTATTTTATGCTATTATATTATATTCGAAGATTTTGAACGAGCACAGACACAAGATAATACATACATGGCTTCATAACTATTAATTCCATCATAATCAGACATGTTAGCGATTAAGGCAGAAAATGAATCGTCGGATTCCGGAAAGTAGATAGTTTTAATAATCGATTTATACGATTCAATCATAGTTTTCTTATCTGTTGATTCTTCTCTTACCCACAAATCATGATTAATAAGCCTCCTATAATCATTTGAATAATGTTTCATCTCTACAGGAATCTCCATTTGTACATTTCCGCCTGTTTTATTAATAAGTCGGTCAACGGGGATTAACGAATCAGAGAATAAGCAATCAATCATGAATATCTTACCACCAGAAACGCAATAAGAAACCATTATAAACAACCCATTTATATTGGGGTGTATTTCAACAAATATCTGATTATTTACCCCCATCTCTTCTTTCTTATAGTACAGAACATCTATCTCACCTCTCATCTCCACAGTTCCTGTAAGAGCGTCGCAGGCGTCATCGTGAGCGTTTTTCCCCTTTTTCCTGCATGTTTTCAGTTGAGACGCAAATTCCGGCCACTTCCTTTCCCAATCAGCAGGGAAATAGGTAAGATTCATCACCTCGGAAGACCTGGTAAAGATCCGAACCTCTTTGTTTTTTGACTGATGAAACCAACTTACTTGAGTCTTGGGATTGCCAATCATCCGCATTTGTTTCTCTACATTCCGGGCAAATCCCCTTCCTCCATTATTGCTTTCTATATTTGCCTTGGATATTTGGTCTTTAGTAAGCATCTTAGCTGTTTCCGGCTCGGTAAATTCCATCTCCTTTTGTGTAAAAAGGACATCAAGAATGAAATTCCCTATCTCTGTATCGATATAATCGATAGAGCATAAATAATCACTTCCTGTGTCAGCCGTGTCTGTATAGTTTTTCCTTATTGCTCTATTGGTTATTGGAATAGTTTCATAAGTCTTAAATTTACCATACATTAGCCCCTCCATAGGAGTTGGATTCTGCATATATTGGGTTTCAAAAACATAACTGTTTACTCTTTGCATCCTGTGCAACTCTTCGAGGGTGTGTTTAAATTCCCATAAAGCTTTTTCCTTACCGTCCTCATACACTATTGCCGGAAGAGACAAAACTGTCCATTCTCCCGGTTCGGTTTCCATCAAATATCCACAAAGATCATGCTCATGTAACCTTTGCATAATGATTATAATAGGGGTATTCCGTGAGTTTACACGGTTCCTTATAGTTGTTTCAAACCTTTGGTTTACCTTTTCTCTTGAAGTGTCTGATATTGCATCTTCAGGCTTAACCGGATCATCAATAATCAATGCACCTGCAAATTTGGATGACGGTTTAAACTCTTCTAATGCTTTGGATAGATCGTTTTCATCATCAACAGCACCAGCACCAAAACCTGTGACTTGTCCTCCGGCAGCCGTAGCGTACATTCCTCCGCCTTCTGTTGTGTACCACTTTTTTTTGGCATCACTTGTTTTCTTTATGTCTACATAAGAGAACACACGCTTATACTCTTCCGACTTAACTATATCTCTCACCTCTTCTGAATTATCATTAGCCAGATCATCCGAATAGGACAAATGAAGAAATTTTGCAGATGGATTGATTGCAAGGCCATAAGATATGAAGTTCTTAACTACTAATTCTGTCTTGGAATATCTTGGAGCTATGTTTATAATCAGCTTCTTTATCTTTCCGTCAATCACATCATCAAGAGCTTGGCATATCTTTATATGATGGTCGTTTACAACAAATTTACGACCGAATCTTGCTTTAAAGAAGTATCTCGTATAGTTTAACGTCCCTGATAAGCAAAACGCCCGTATGTAATCATATCCTTCCCCTGTCATAAGTCTTCTATTATTCGTTTGGCTTCTTCTTTGGTCATAGGAGATACAATGTTTATATTCATATCTTGAGGGGAATCAAAACCGAGCATTTTGCATATCCTTTGGATAGTCCATGTCCGCCCATTGAGCTTTATTTCAATCCCTTCTTTCCCCTGTTTCACGCTTTCGACTTGCATTGCCATTTCGTCAGTCCAATCTTCGCTATCTTTGAAAATAACATTGCCGTTTTTTATGGTAAGGAAATTACGTATGTCAGCATACATAAAGCTTTTAAGCATATTTAGGACCTCTTCTTTTGTAATGTCTGATTTCTTCTTTAGCTCTTCTTGAAGTCCTTTTACCCTTGCCGTAATCTTGCCGTTATTCAGCAATTCAATAGCTTTACGATTTATTGATTCATCTTTCATATTAGAGCAAGAATAAGCACGACGATAAGCCTCGGATGCGTTTCCGCACTCAATATAGTAGTTACAAAAATTTTCCTGTTTTACTGATAACTTCATGTCTTTTCGTCAGATTAGCTACATGCCACTTGACATGTAGCACAAAGTTAATAATTTCCTGTTTATTATTTTACACTCCTCCCCCATATTTTCGCATTATACAGGGAATAAGCCCATAACTTTATCTCTTCGCTGGTTTCCAGGAATTCCACTTTCATGGCTTCCTTCATACATTCCGCCAGTAGGTTGCTGTCTGCTTGGTTCATAACTTCGCTTATTGGCATGGCTATCCCTCCCTTAGTCAACTAAAACAAATTCGTAAGCAAATACATAAGGATTGGATTGAAAAACT